AGACGCAACACCAGCAGCAACCGACAGCTCGTGCTTTTCACCCCAATCCGCTCGTTCTGGGGCGTTGACGCTTTTCTCAACAGTATCGTCACTGAAGCTAAGCCCCTGCAACGCCTCAACCCACTGGTGGAAAATACGGACGGTAAAGGCCAGCGCACTTTGTGGGCGCGCATTGAATCTCTTACCAAGAATCCGACTGTATCGGTCGCGTACCTTGGACGTTATGTCAACCGCTCGCCCTTACCTGACCTTTTCGTCCCTTCCACAGAACCATACTGTTCCGCGACGGTCCCCTTGGATTGCATGGCAGCTCTTTGCCAGCTACGTTACACCACTAACACAATATCCAAAGCGAACGTCGAATCGGTGATGACCGAATACGCACGCACCTCTGATGGCAAGAAACAGAAACAATCATCTGTTGAAATTTCTATTATTGCCCATTACCTCGCCAGCTGCCCCGCAGCAGGCGGTGCGATCGTGTCCCCAGTCTTCACCTCAGTGGCGAACTATGAACACTACGGCGAAACCACCGGAGCGAAACCTTCCGTCTCAGCCTTCATGTCCCCGATTGTAAATTTGGCTGCCGCACCAGTGCGCAGCCAGAACAATGACAAGAAGTGCATCGATGCACGTGTCAATAAGGTCCGCTCCAAGCCCAAACAGATCACTCCCGCCGTCGGCAAAGCCATGGACTACCTAGCCAGTAAGATCCTTGGTGACAAGGCGGGTAAACTGCTACCCATTGATGAGGAGGAAGTGCTTGAGTACCAAGCACGCCCCACCCAGCGTTTGCGCAACTACCGCTGGGTGGCTTTTCTTGGCCACATCGTGACCCGGGTCCTTCGAGCCTTTCAGAAGTCCGAGACCTACGATGACCCAGACAAAGCATCCCGAAATATTTCGAACATGAACGACGAGGACGCGTTCGAATATTCACGTTACACCTATGCACTTGCAGCGTTATTTAAGACGCACGCGTGGTATGCATTTGGCCGTAAGCCGGCCGAAATCGCAGCGCGCGTCGCGAGTATCTGCAAGAATGCGAACGTGGGCGTTCAGTTAGCTGACGCCTCAAAGATGGATGGCACGATAAGTGCCATCATCCGGAGCTTTGAGACCCTATTGTTGCAAAAGGCTTTCAGCCCGCAGAGCGTGGAAATGGCACACCATTACCACCAACGCGGGTTCTTCAACGAGGGCGTTACCAGTTTCGGAGTTCGATACTCCCAAGGAACTGGCCGCGCTTCAGGCTCTCCTGAAACCTCGCTGTTCAACACCTTGGCCAGCATTCTACTCATCTTTCTAGCTTATGAAGAGCAGGGAATGAGCTATGAACAGGCATGGAACAAGATAGTTGACGGAGTCATTGCCGGCGGCGACGATCTAGTCGCCGCCGACTTGACCTCTGAGAACATCCTGAAAGCCGCAGACAAGATTTCGTTGGTCATGAAACCAAATTTTGTCGAACGACTCCAGTCAGGTGTGAATTTTCTTGCGCGCTACTATGGACCTAATGTCTGGTACGGAGACCCCAACTCTTGCACCGACATTCCGCGCGCTATTTCGAAAATCCATGTTACGACGTCCATCACGGTTGCCCCATTGGCCAAATTTGCGATAAAGATTATGTCACTCGCCGCGAGTGACAGAAATACGCCAGTAATACGAGAATTCGTGAACTACTGTGCCGCACGCAACCTCACTGAGAAGACGACCCGCAGCATGTCGATTGTGCACCTAACCGAGTCGAAGTTCAAAATCGGATCCTGGTGGGACCGATTTTCCCCAACTGAACAGTACCCAAATACCTTTGAGGATTGGATGCTGGACCACTTGGAAGAAGGCCTTCCCAACTTCAACTACAGCTACTTCAAGAACCACATTGAGACCATTCAGAAAGGCAATGATGATAGTGCTGTGTTGTCGATGCCGTTGTGTGACCACACAACAAAGGAAGCCTTGGCCACCACCGTGAACGGCGAACCGTGCAAGAATCCTGAAGAAGCACCACCAGGAGACATGCGCGTCAACACTGACCACGCGAAGCGCCTCTACGAGGCGAACGCGAAGGCCATTGTTGAAGGTGAGCCGCTCACCGCAACTGTAGCAGAGACCAACCCATTCCGCGTGGCCTCTTCGAAGTCAGCAGCAGCAAAACTGCTGCGAGCAGGTGATCGTCCAGTCGTCGTTGGCTTGGACCCACTTGCTTTGCATCCCAGCTGGAAAGCGGGCAAGGGTGAAAACCTTTGTTCACTGCAATACTTGGACAAGCTCAAGCTCCATGCTAAGCACATTGTCAAAGTCTACGACACGCCCGAAGGATCAGGCGCTGTGTCGTGGAAGCAATATTGCAGCCCGAAATGCAAATGCCGCGTACTGGGCATCTTCTTCCCACAAAACACCAACAAAAAGAAACAAAAACAAAATAAAAATGCTTCACCGAAGAAAGATTTGGCCCCACTGCTACCCTCACCACACTCTTCACCTGCGCTCCCCGCAGACGATCCTTCCTACGATTCTGACGAAGACGTAGACGACAAGTTATTCGAGTCCTTCGAAGAACTTGAACTTTAGACCGCGCTTGTACCTGCGCGCGTCCCACACACCACACCCCCGCCACATTCACCTACCTCGCACCCTCAGGAACACTTCAGACGTGTTGGCTACACGTCCTCCCCCCCACATACTCACCGAAGAACCTGAACACCGCGGATCACCGTCCGCAGCCTAGAACGAGGCGCAGATTTAAACCCTGCCGCTTGTGCACGAAACCGTGCACCCCACCGC